CCAACACAACTTATATTTTTATAGACTTTTGCACCTCTTTTTGCAGCTTCTAGAGCTACATGATATTCACATAAATCGCCTAGAGTATTTTTTTCTAATTGATATATCTGAAAATCACTTTTATTCTTAGTTTTCATAAATTAATGTACATCTGCCCATGTCTTGCCAGTTTTTGCTTCTGCTGCGATTGGGCATCTTAAGTTGTAATATTCCCCAGCCATTTTTGCTGCTGTTTCTAAAAGAATCATCAAATTACCTGATTCTTCAGCCGTTGTTTCGTACTGTAATTCGTCATGTACGAAAGCTAGTTGATGAGTGTGGACATTATGTATAGCATTGTTAGCTATAACCATCCATCTCTTAGCAACAATACCAGCACTACATTGGAGGAGATAGTTTAGGGCTTTGTGTGGGCTATCGACCAAGACTCTTCGTCCGTCAATTGCCAGTAAAAAACCATTAGTTGCTTTTGATGTAACTGCTTTCTGTAAATCAGCTAATCCATCAATGGCTGCAACAAAAGCCTCTCTAATTTCTTTACCTTTTTTAGCTGCCTTGGATTCCGTAAGTTGTGGATCATAACTCAAACCTAACTTGAGGTTTCCAGCACCATAAAGGTAGGCATAGGATACAGTCTTGACTTGTCTTCTTGATATGCCGATCTTATCAGCATTTACTTGGTGAATATCTCCGTTAAGTAGGATATCTGCATATCTACCGCCGTCATATCTTCCTAAGTAATGAGCAAGCATTCTTAGTTCAATTCCAGCTAAGTCAGCACCCACCATAACCAGTCCTGGACTGGCTTTAAAGAGTTTTCTGAACTCTAAATCCGATGGAACTTGCGCTAAATTTGGTTTACGATGAGCACATCTAAATGTGTTCGTACTAACCGAGCAGTGGTGATGTATACGACCTTCAGTCGTAACAAGCCTGTTCCATGCGTTC